AGCTCTCAGAAGAGCACAGTTCAAGCTGGCTGAAAAGAACGCTTCAATGGCTATCTTTCTCGGTAAGAACTACTTGGGGCAGACAGACAGCATCAATTATGAATCAAATGCATCTATAGCGAATGATGGATTCATCGAAGCTTTAGCAGATACAGCAAGCGAGGATTGGGACGATGTTTAAGTTCACGACATTTTCCAAAAAGCAAAGGAAAGTCCTTAATTGGTGGACTGACAAAAGCCCTGTTAAAGATTCGGATGGAATTATAGCGGATGGGTCTATTCGTTCGGGAAAGACTGTTTCAATGTCTTTATCGTATGTCATGTGGTCTATGTCGAATTTCAAAAATCAGAACTTCGGCATGGCTGGAAAGACAATCGGAACGTTCAGAAGAAATGTTCTGGAGCCATTAAAACAGATGCTTCCTGGCAGGGGCTATGTGCTAGAAGAGCATCGTTCGGATAATTATGTATTAATCCGAAAAGGGAAAGTCGAGAATGTATATTACATCTTTGGCGGTAAAGATGAATCTTCACAGGACTTGATACAGGGCTTAACCTTGGCAGGAATGCTGTTTGACGAAGTCGCTCTGATGCCAGAGAGTTTTGTGAATCAGGCCGTTGGCAGATGCTCTGTGGATGGTTCTAAACTCTTTTTTAACTGCAATCCGTCTTCGCCTTTTCACTGGTTCAAAGTCGGATGGATAGACAAGCACAAAGAAAAGAATCTGCTGTATATCCATTTTGAGATGGATGATAATTTAAGCCTGTCGGAGAGAGTAAAAGAGCGACTTAAAACGCAGTTTTCTGGAGTCTTTTATAAAAGATTCATTATGGGGCTGTGGGTAGCCGCTGAGGGCGTAATCTATGATATGTTCGATACTGACAGGCATATAAAGGCAAGGCCGAAAGGCGAAGCAACAGAAATCTTTGTATCGTGTGACTATGGTACGCAGAACGCAACGTGTTTTCTTCTCTGGGAGAAAATAGGGAAATGGCACTGCACGAAAGAGTATTACTATTCGGGTCGAAGTGAAATGAAGCAGAAGACTGATGCGGAATACGCTGACGATCTCGGAAAGTGGCTTGATGGAAAAGAGCCGGAGAGAATCATTGTTGACCCCTCGGCAGCTTCATTTATCGCTGAGCTGAGGAAGAGGGGCTACAAGGTAAGAAAAGCGAAGAATTCCGTGTTGGATGGTATTCGCTTCGTGGCTTCTCTGCTTATGTCTGAGAGCTTCTATATTGCCCCAGAATGCGTCAATCTGGTCAAAGAGATGCAATCCTATGTATGGGATGATAAAGCGGCTGACAGGGGCGAAGATAAGCCTCTGAAGGTAAACGACCATGCTGTTGATGCTCTGAGATATTTCTGTTATACGCAGATGAGGATACAAAGAGAAAAGATTAGTGGTGGAATCTGATGGATGAATATAAGATTTTGAGAGTTCCGAGCGGAACGGAAATGACAGCGGATGTGCTGGAAGATTTGCTGACGAAGCACGCTTCTATGGTCTCGCTGAGGTTCAAACCTTTGCAGGATGCTTACGAGAACAGATATCCAATCTATGGACTGCCGAGAAAAGATTACTGGAAACCCGATAACCGGGCATCAGTGAATTTTGCTAAGTATATCGTTGATACCATGAATGGTTTCTTCATCGGCAATCCAATCAAGGTTACATGTACGAATGAGACCGTAACAAGATATCTGGATGATATGGATAAGAGAGCAGACATCGAAGGGCATAACATGGAGCTGTCTAAGATTCTGGACATCCACGGACGGGGCTATGAAATGTACTATGTCAACGAAGCGTCCGAGATCAATCTGGTTAATCTTTCCCCGATGGAATCTTTTATGGTCTATGATGATTCCATTCTCGAAAGACCTGTCTTCTTTGTTCGGTACTATCTGGACGCTAATAAGGTCATGCACGGCTCTTATTCTGATAATGTCATTGTTAGACATTTTATCAAAGACCCTGTTGTTAAATTCGTTGATGAACCCATAAAGCATGGCTTTGATGGTGTTCCCGCTACTGAGTATATCGAAAACAAGGAAAGACAGGGTCTGTTTGAATCACAGCTTGCTATGATTAACATGTATAACAAGGCTCTGTGTGAAAAGGCGAATGATGTTGATTACTTCGCTGACGCTTATCTGAAGGTTTTAGGCGCTCAGGTCAATCAAGATGATTTGCACTTCATCCGAGATAACAGAATCGTGAATTTCCCCGATGAAATAGGGGAACACGGCATAGAGGTCGATTTCATGGGTCGCCCGAATGCGGATGATGAGACAGAACACCTTCTGGACCGTCTTGAAAAGCTTATCTTCATGACTTCGATGGTTGCGAATATCTCTGATGAAAACTTCGGCTCGGCATCTGGAATCTCGCTTCGGTATAAGCTTAAAGCTATGGCTGATTTGGCGAAGGTGAAGCAGAATAAATTTATCTCTGGAATGAATCGGAGATATAGAATCATCTTTTCCAATCCGCTTGCGAGAATCCAGGGAGTAAAGCCCGATGATTGGTACGATCTCGAATATCACTTCTCTCTGAATTTCCCTACCAATGTAGCGGATGAAGCAGAGACAGCTACAAAGCTGGATGGTGTCGTAAGCAAGAAGACTCAGCTTTCACTTCTTTCCGTTGTGGCTGACCCCGATAAGGAAATAGAGCAGATGCAGAGCGAAGAGAGCGATACGATGGCAAGAAGGCTTGAAGAGGTAAACGACTTTGGCTAATATGCACCCTGTTTCGAGGGTTAAGAATACGGCATCTGCGAGGTATTGGGAAGAGCGAGAACAGGCATGGATTGAAGCGAATAAGAAGTCTGATGAAGTGAGAACTAAGCAGATTGAATATCTGATAGACCGAACCATGAACCGATGCAACAGGGAGATTGAAGCCTTCTATGCGAGATATGCGAAGAAGAATGAAATGACAATCGCTGATGCTAAGAAGGCCGTAAAACAGGCTGATATTGATTATCTGGCTCAGAAGGCGAAAGAGTATGTCGCTTCAAAAAATTTCTCGGAACAGGCGAATGCGGAGATGGCTCTGTATAATCTAACCATGAAGGTTAATCGGCTGGAATGGCTAAAGGCAAACTTAGGCATGGAGATCACGAGTTCAATGTCTGAAATGCAGAAATACTTTGAAGATTCGCTCAGTGAAGAAACGCTTAAATCCTTTGAACATTATTCGGGGATTCTGGGAAAGACTGTTCATCATCCTGCGGATAGGGCTAAAACCATCATAGATGCGTCCTGGCAGACTGCTAAATGGTCCGATAACATCTGGCAGTATCAAGCAAGCCTTAAATATCATCTGTACGATTTGTTGCAGCAGAATCTTATTCAAGGCAGGCACCCGAATGTATTAGCGAGGGAAGTAAAAAAGGCTTTTGAGGTCACGAGATATCAAGCTGAAAGGCTGATGCGGACTGAAACAGCAAGGGTCCAGACGCAGGCTGCGGGGGAAAGCCTTACAGCTAATGGGTACGACCATTTTATCTTCATCGCTGATATGTCGGAAAGAACTTGTCAAACGTGCTTCGGTTTAAATGGCTCGGTCGGGGCTGTGAAAGATTTAAAGTCTGGAACGAACGCACCGCCGATTCATCCGAATTGCCGATGCTCAATCGCCGCCTATATGCCCGATGATGAATTCAAGAAGTGGCTGGCAAGCAAGTCTAAAGAAAAGGCTGAGGAAAAGCCCGAAGAAAAAGCCGAAAACAAATTTGTTCCAGCTAAGACAATGAAGGAAGTTAGACAAAGAATCTCTGATGCTTTAGGGGTATCAAAAGTTTCCACTGGTCAGATGAAGCCGGAATTAGGAAACGAATATCTGAAAGGCGTTGAAAGATTTGCGAATGATTTCCCTCAGCTTAAAGGGCTTTATCATGAGGTAAACACTAAGCACTGCACCGGCGGTACTTGCGGAATCAACTATCTGTCTGGAATGATGGACGCACCTGGGGAAATTGCAGTCAAGATGGAGCTGGGCTTCAAGAGTCCGAAAGATGTAAAGCATATGCTTAACATGTACGAATATTCGGTCAGAAGCGGTCACGATTTCGACAACTACACGCCGACAACTACTGCTATTCATGAGCTTGTTCATGGTTTGTCGTATGCCGTAGAGATGAAGAAAAATGGTTTCTTCAAAAATGGGAAATCGGCGACCAGAATATCCAGAAAAGACTGGAATAAATACGTTGAGACTTGTGCAAGAAAAGTTGTCAATGAAGCAAAAACAAAACTCTATGGCAAGACTAGAGGGCAAGAGGTATTCGATGGAACTGAATATCTTGGAAGGTATGCTTTCACGAATGACGATGAAATGCTGGCACAGGCTGTGGCGTATGAATACACAAATGAGTCAAGGGAATTCAGCAGGACTGTTCTGGAACTGCTGAGGAAAGAAGTTGAGGAAACTTTCAAATGATGATATTAGCGGAAGAGTGGATGGAATCAAAGTATATCACGGTTGATTCTGACGGATGGCACTGCTCAGAAGATGCACCCGAAGAGATCAAGCAGAAATTCAAAGAATTTATGGAAGAGGTCAATAAAGGGCCTGTTCTGGAAGAGTAAACATATCTTTGCGATGCCATATAAACCTCCTTTATAGAGTTCTCACCGTCCTTCGGGGCGGTGGGGACGGTAAGAGAAAGATGGAAGAAGACAGAGTAAAAATCGAGATTGAAAAGCTGAAAGAAATGAATCGTATTAAGGATATGACGATAGCGTATCAGCAGGGGGTTATCAATGCTTTGCAGTGGGCTATCAGATGCCAGAATGATTGTGATGTAAACTGCGGAAGGATAGCGGATTATGATAGTCGCACGGTTTGAGCAGAATAAAGTTGAATTAAGCGGTCATGCTGGCTATGCCCCTAAAGGGCAGGACATCGTGTGTGCGTCTGTATCGGCTTTATTTGGGGCTTTGGTGATGTCATTGGATAAATATGCGTCCAAGGCTTATCGAAGCGATATAGGGGC